GGTAAACTGTCTTAACTATCTTAAAATAATAATTAATTCCACCGCGCCAGTACGCAAAGTCTTGACTGATGAAAGACAGGTAAGTGTTCTGTGAAATGGTACCGCCTGTATATAGGCCAGTAACTGCTACCTGTGTCTTACAAGATTCAGGTCCGACTTCCCATTTCCAAATGACGTCTCCCTGCACTGCAGTGGCATTCATCTTGAATCTATCCATGTACACCTGGCGCTGAAGAATGTATGCCAGTGACATTTCATCTTTATCTGTTCCGAACATGCCAACAGGCATGCACACTGAATTCTGGTTATCCAGTGCTAGCATCTTAGCTTTTGAGTCTCCACCATAATTCGCAAGATTGCGAATATATTGGGGTACCACTGTCATGACGGTTGCTCCATCAACTGGCTTTGAATAGCCAAAGAGCGACGCAATCCCTCCAGCGGCTGAAGCGACCCAACCTGCAGCTGCGACATACGGTCCGATTGTTGGAATCATTCCGAGAACACGAGCAACGGTGCCAGTAGCTCTGAGAATTGCAGAAACCTTCGTGCCACCTTTGGAGATAGCTTTCTCCTTTTCAATTCCAGGTTCATCTCCGGTAGTGCTAATCGCTTGTGGCACCTCAGAGGTACCGTCTGGAGCCATCCACGGATCAGTATCCGCTTGAGCTATGCCGAATGTTTTAGCTGCTGCCCATCCTAACGGGAGGCCTGTTGGTAGTTGCAGATCAATATTTTCAGCATGAATCCAGATAGTTCCATCAACATCCTGTGTACCTCCAGTGAGCTGAGAATACACACGAATCTTAACCTGTCCCATGTTGCCGAGCCCACGAATCAAATCAATGTGGGTGATCGGCATGATGAAAGGCACTCGAAGAGTGACGGAAGTTCCATGAGACAGATCAAGCTCAGCGTGAGGGTAGCCAGTAAGGCCACCAAATGCCCACTGGTTGGAAGGGGCATAAGCCTGCTGCTGAGCATGGGGTTCAAAGGTAAACATAAGACGACCGGCATTGAACGGTTGAGCATTAAGCTGAAAACGCAGAACAATATCCATTCGAATATACGTAAACCCAAGGAGTTTCTCTCGGATCATTGGAATTGCGAGCCAATTGGCGGGCAAATTGATGGTACTGCCGAGAAGGGTGTAGGGTGAAGCGGCTAAGGTCCATATGAAATCCTGTAGCCGCACAGGTCTTTTCAAAAAGTCAATTACGGAATTCGTGAGGGCATCCGATGCTGGAGCTGTAAAGCGTCCAATTGTAGATCCCGCAGTTCCGCCGGAAAGAACAGATCCTTCCTCGTGGAAGAGAACCAACTGTTCTCTTTCTTCCTGGATTTCTCCTCCTGGTGCTTGGGCGGCACCTTCGCCATTGCTTGATGATTGAGCGAGTCCACTTACTTTGCCCGGGGTTGAACTCAAAGTACCCAGGCTGCACGACGGATCAGTAGCTTCTTGGTTTGTGGTAGATGGCACACACTGATCAATAGGACTAAATAGCCCTCCATCTGGATACGTCCGCAAGGATTTCTCCACCTCAGCAGGATTTGCTGCGCTGTCCTGGTCGTCGATTAGAACAGAGCCCCGATCACGAGGTTTTGATAACACCATTCGACTCACTCCACAGTAAGTCATGGCTTCGCGCTCTTGATACTCTCGATAGAGACCAAAAAGACACATCGTGTGTTCGTTGACGATCTTTCTGGCTGCTTCGAACGCGGGAAGCTCTCTTAAGAATGTCTCTTCATCGTGGCGAGCGAGTTCGTCCACTGCCTCCATTAAGGTTTGGCTTGTGAGCTCCCACACATCGATACGACCCCGTACCCACATTGGCATTTCCCGAAGGGTATCCAACGTCAGGGGTGCGACATATCGGGCTTGTTGTTCATCCCAACGGAAGGCACGTTTGAGAAACTGAATTTCAGAAAGGGTTCTATAAGGAACACACTCGCCAGTCTTCGTCTCATTCGTGTACGTCATTCCTATTTTCGTGTAGGCTTCCGTAATTGTTACTTGGTTGAACCATTCAATGATGGTGGGATGGATATTCCACACATCATCATCTCCGTAATTGACGTGAGCTACGAACTTGTGATAGTACATGAGCGTAGCATACTCTGGAGCCGACTGAAATGCGCACAAAAGGTACACGTATCGGGCAGAGAGAGAGTGATATACAGAGTTCAGGATTGCGGTAAGGGGGCATCCTGAAGGATTGGAATGAGTATACATATATATAGTTTGATCCTGGATGTGAATGCTATTTACAATTTCGCACCACAGCGCACGGCGAACTATTCTATCTTCCTCAGTGGAGTTAGAATAAAAACTCTCAATAACTTCGAGGACCTGCCATAGAAAATCGGCATTAAGGGTTCCATCAAAGTTACCAAAGTCACCTGCAATAACATGCGGGCCTTTGGATTTAGGCTTAAATGCTACTCGGTTCCAATCGAGTGAATACGGGTTGACGCCAACACAGGATTCGAGATCGATCCGGTTAGCCATCATGTGGGCTGCGAAACCAAGGAAATACTGGCGAAAGATAATAGTATACGCCATATCTCCTAATGAGAAGAGTCGGGTTTTCCCTGCTTCGACCTTCTCAATCGGTCGTCGTTCATCCTTCATGCAATCTTCCCAAACAGGTGAGGGCCGATCCCCAGCCTTGCACATAGCAAGCATCTTAGAGTGAGCCTGCAGCAAT